CTCAGGGCCTGTAATACGACCTTTAGCATACTCTTCTCGAATATGCAGATTAGCCGTAGCCATGAGTACATCAAATACACCAGTACCGTTAATCTTACTTTCTGTTAGCTCTTTAGCATCTAGTTGATCAATCTGAGCTAACTTAATATCGATATTAGTAGTGGCCATGTGTTATTCCTTATTCGTCGTCTAGCAACGCACGTGTACGGATTTGACGATCTGCAAGCTCTGCCATTTCTTCTGGAGTTAATGGATCAAGGATTGCAATGTTGTAAGCTTTCACGGAACGGGCTTTAGTGTGTACCACACCACGAGCATCTTTCTTTGATGTGAATAACTGGTATTTCTTTTCTTGTAATGAGTTGAGTAGGATCTGTTCTACGTGCCAAGGCTCACCAAACTGAATAAGTCGCTTCACTGTACCGACTACAGAGTTACCTGCAGTAAACACTTCTGATTCTAAGTTAGAAGCTTTAGTTGCTTCCATAGGTGTAATAATAACGCGTACTAATTTCATAGCGTTGTCGTAAGCAGCTTTTGCGGGATCACCTTTTGCTTTAGTAGGCGCTTGCGGTTGTTCTTCACCGAGACCTTCATTCGACTCTGTACCAGTAGGTGCATTAAGCGCATCAGATACTGCTTTCTGTAAAGTCGCATATGAGGTGTTTGACTTATATTGGATACCCAGACGATCTGCTTGCTTCTTGAGTTGTGCAATGCTTTGTTCAAGTTCAGGGCTTTGTGTAGGTGCGTTAGGAGTGTTTTGAACATCAGTCATGATAATTCCTTTAAATATGTATTCAGTAGAGTGAGTAAAGGGGAGAACTAATCTCCCCCTTATTTTTAGACTAGAGCTGCAGTCTTGATTAGAGCGATACGCTCAGGACGGATAACCATAAAGCCGTACCACCACTGAATAGACATAAAGCCCATCTTACCGTACGGGTCAGCCGGAGTAGCCATCTCAGGCCCAGGCTTCTTATGGATGATCTTGAACTTCACAGACTTGGCATCTGATTGGAAGCCAATAGTAGTGAATGCTTCAGAACCAACAACCAACATAGGGAATACGTCAGCTTTACCACCACTAACGTGTACACCATCAGTAGGAGCTGCTGCTGCACCTGCACCTGCCCACTTCATCATTTCAGGTACAACAACGATACGGAACTCATCGATAGAGCCAATCTCACCACGCAATGCTTTAGTACCATCTGCGTATTTCTGTACAGGGATGAATGCAGGATTGTCGAAGAAGTCTTTCGCTTTACGAAGAGTGTTCTTCAATTCAGAACCGATATACATCAAGCGAGAAGCAGGGATAGTTAAAGTGTCAATTTTGGTAGAACCAGTATTCACTTTAGTATCTTTAGGAGTACGGTTGTTATCCAGGTCAGTAACCAAGTTAACAAGGTCTTGGAAAGTGACGAGATCGTCTTTACCAATTTCACTTGCTTGAGTCGCACCACCTGCATATTTAGTAACGCCTGCGTTGTTGAGTAAGTCAGCTTGGATAAGTGCTTCTGAGATTTGGCTTGCAGCTGTAAGCATTTCACGGTTGATGTGCATCATCAACTGATCATCGGTATCAAAGTTCAGAGAGTCTTCTGAATACTCAGTGAAGTAACCGAAGTTCTGGAAAGTACCTTCAAGAGTTTTACGAGTAAAACCTACACGGTTTACACGTTGACCTGTTTCAGAGAGTACTGGCATACGATCAGTAATTTTACCGATGTCTTTGCTTGAGCCATACAAGTTACCATTAACAGTAGTAACACCTGTCGCATCGATACCTTGGTCATTGACGTTACGATCATCTAACAATGGCACATAGATATAACGCTTAATACGTTGACCATAGTGCTTAGGCATGTCAGTGGTAGATGCAAGTTGAGTGAAGTACTGTTCTTTAGCTACGTCCGTAATAGCATTACGTGCATAGTAGAAGTCACGCATTTGGGCACCAATCGTAGATGGTTTACCGCCTGCAGGGTCATTGTAATAATGTGCCATAGTTTAAGTTTCCTTAGAGAAGTTTCGGATCAATTTTAGCGAACTCTTCATCTGACATATTCCATAACTGTTCTGGAGTTAAAGTCAGTTTCTGAGTTTGTGCAGAAGCAGGTTTAATACCTGCTGCAGCTTGTCGTGCTGCATTATTACTTGGATTTGGTTTAGTTGCAACAGTAACAGGTACTGGTTGTGGCACAGGAGCCTGTACAGGAGCAGCTTGTTGTACTGGTGCACTAGGAGCAGAACCACCAAACATAGCCTCTCCGATGCGGTCATAAGCCTGTAAGAACGGTACTCCAACCATATGGCCTAATGCTTGTTGAATCTCTACCTGAGCTACAATCTTGTCATAGAAACCTTTTTCTACATGGTCAGTTAATAGACTAAGTAGTTGAGGTTTATTAAAGATTTCTTGCTTAGTATGTTCATCATAGCCCTGTAAGTAGTTAACCACTTTAGGGAAGCTTGGATTAGTAGCGAGTGATTGAGTTACTTCTTCAAATACCATACGGGCTTCGTCTACGTGTACTTCCGTAGGTACGTAGTCTTTAGCCTTATCTTCATTTAAATCATAAGCATCAATACCAGACTCTTGTACTAACTTAGCAATAGCTTCTGGTTTCTTATTCTTCAAGTCAAGAAGATAACTTAATTGATTTAAGTCAGTGATACCTTGATCTGCAAGAGCTTTAACAATCTTCATGCTTGGCTTAATAGCTGCCATCTTCTGATTGTAGTTAAGGCCCATCTGCATCAACTTCACTGCATCATCAGCATTATCAATCTTGTACTCTTTACCATTGGCTTGGAAGCCTCCAGTGATCTTGTCGTAGAAAGCTTTCTCTGCAGTAACCTCTACTTTAGTTTCTTTTGGAGTTGTTTCATTCTCAGCAGAAGTAGCTTCTTGATTCTCGGTAGCTGCGTCCTGAGACTTGTCCGCTTCGCTACCAGTCTCACTAGCACTACCAGAATCATCAGCTACTTCTTCTGCAGGACTAGCTGCTTGAGTTGTACCTTCTAATTCCTGTTCCTGTTCTTGGTGCTCAGGAGTCTGCTGTTCTTGTTCTACCTCTGCAGGTGTCTCGCTAACAGGAGTATCGTCTTTTGGAAGTTGGTCAGGAGTTACCTGTGCAAATTCCTCATCGGTCATGCTTTCGAGTTGCTCTAGAGTATACATACTTAATATCCTTTGGTTTGTTCATCTCGTAAGGTTTCAGCCTCTTGAATACGATAGTCAATAGATCTGAGTTCAGAGATTCGATTATCAAGATACATACTAAACAGTGCTACTGTATCTAGTTGTCTATCTATATCTTGATTGGTTTGTGGGTCTAGTTTCAATACACCTTTACCTTTGAGAAGTCTTAACGGTTCTTTAGTCATATAGTCATCCATAATTACTCGTTGAAAGTCACGATTGCCTAGTAGTCTTTCAAGAGCTTCCAGGGTCTTCTTCTCTTCTCGTAAGTTAAAGATGTCTTTGTCTAGTTGGTTCATTAATCTATTCCTAAAGTAAAGGGGAAGTTACCTTCCCCTGTTTGCGCTTATCTTACAGCTTTTTCTCTTGGTTGCAAACTTGCCTTAGCATGTTCAGTTAAGATAGCAGTACCTCGTTGCTTATCTAACGCATCCAATTGAGCTTGGCTTTTTAATGAAGTACTAACAATATCTGCATTAAGCTTCTGTTGTTGTAACTCCACTGCACGTTCATGATCAGTACCATTTGCTTTGTCATAGAAGTCCAAGTTGTTCTTGTCTGTCTGTGACTGCATCTGTCCTGCACGCGCTTGTTCCACACCAACCTTAGCTTGTTGAACATAAGACTTAGCATCTGCTTCACGAGCTTGTGCACGTAATAGAGCTGTCTCTGCTTCAACCTTAGCAATCTCAAGTTGCTGTAGAGCTTCTTGCATTGGATCGGGTTTAGGTTCCCATTCATCAAGATACTTAGCTAAGTCAGGTAGCTTATGCAACTTAACAATCTTAGCCATAATCTTAATAGGAACCTCAGGAGGTAAGTTGTTACCTAGAGTCTGTAAAATAAAAGATAGGTTCTGAGACTTACTTTGATCTTCTTCCGGGGTACTTACATTGATACGTAAATCAAATTCACCTGCCAAGTCATCGCGCTTAATAGGAACAAAGTTCTCATTAGTAATACGTATTACTTCATCCTCTTCTAAGAATAAGGCATTCATAGTTAAGAACTTACGGGCCAAAGATTCTAAACCATTTCCAAGACGTCGTACGATACCTGTCTCGCGCTTAGTTGCTGCATCTGTAGCTGTACGCACTGCTTCTGCAGTCTGACCTAAGTTAACACCACTAACACCTGTTCCTTGGAATGCGCGAACACCTGTAAGAGATTCAGAGTCAGTGTTAACCATGTTCAATACAAAGGG